GGTTTATACTCAGATAAAGACATGGCTGAAAGGTACGGGGACTCTAGTAAAAACCCTATAAAATATTTTGTGAATAAATTTTATGAAATATCAGATGAGGTTTATGGCGATGGGCCTCTTAGCTCTCACAACATGCGTCCACATGTTTTTGACTTGTTTAGAGAAAAAGCTATAGAGATGCCGCCAGACATTGCAGCTATCGTGATGTCTACAAAAAACCCTGATGCTGATTTTATTAGTTACCTTACCCACTATTTAGTAACTGGTTTTACTCCTGCTGCTGCGGTTACGATGATTAGAAAAGGTCTGCGTAATGCAACCCATAGCCAGTTAGCTTCATTCGCTGCAGCCCGTGGCATAAAAGACATGTCAGAAATGCAAGGCAAACAGTTTGGTAAACTTGTTGATGACTTTATAGAGGATAAAACAGAAAAAAGATTTAAAATCCCTGTCGTTAAAAATGCTGTAGATAACCTATCTAATATTTTTAACAGGGGCAGAATTGTTCAAGGTCAATATACACAGGCTAGAAAGTTTGAGAGAGAGAGTCTTGAAAAAGAGGCGGCTAGGCTTTCTAGACTACAGGACAAAAAAGTAACTGTTAAAGAAGTTATGGATAAAAGGTTAAGACCTCTTGTAGACAACTACAATAAAGTTTGGTCGAACCCAGCCTCCTCTCAGGCAGAGCGCACAGCGTCCAGAAAAGCTATGGAGGACATGGCTTTGAGAAACTACATGGGTAGGCGCTTTGGTATATATGATCCCATTGTTAGAGAAGAAGCTCTTGCAGAGATACTTTTTGCTATGGGTGCTGCGACGTATGACTACGCAACTAAAAATAATAATTACAAAGGCACAGACAATGCCATGAGTGTTGTTGCTGGTTTAGGTGCCATAGTAGCTGGTCAACGTGCAATTCCAAGAGGAGCTTTGCAGCTTGAGGGTTACGCTAGAGAAACATTCTTAGATACCTTACTCTGGTTAAAGAATAGCTCTAAGCTTGCTCCTAGTTCTGTTTTAGCGGACACTCCTGAAGCTGCAAGGTTGAGGGGCGAACGCGCCATGAGAGCCACCCAAACAGCTTTTCCCCCGGTAAGGCAGGTTGTCTTAGATCAAACTGCCGCCTTGGAGAAGGCCCCTATTATCGCGAATAAAGTAAGATACGTTGCAAGAGTAAATGAACAGGGCGGGTTAGAGAGGCTTGATAAAAATAAAAGAAAAAAACTTCAACGAATTATTTCCGCTGTAAAATTAAGCGGAGTCACTGACAATGTTCTAGATCAGATAGAGAAAGTCGATAAGTATAGAACAGCGTGGACAAGACTTACAGGAGATGCTGAAAGTTTTGACTCTAGCTTCGCTGCGATAGTTGCATTGCAGCCGTTGATGGCTATTGAGGATACTACAAAAACTTCTCTCACAGGCATGTTGGGAGGTATCAAAATTGAGCATTTGCAAAAACACATGGAGAAAGCGAAAGCAAATTTAGATATTCTTAATCAAGCAAAGTTAGCTTTTGATAATTTAACACCCCAAAGATTAAAACAGATTGAGGGCGATGAAGAACTAGTTGATTTTGTTAATGGTCTAATAGAAATGAAAAGACAGGCTGACTCTGCTTTAGGCGGCACCGTTAACCGTTTAGAGATTGAATTAAACAGATTAAATGATCAGTTTGTGCAAAATCAAAATTCTTTTAAAGATAGAAGCGGTGACATATCTAACGCTGCTGCTACTCTAAAAGAGATGGGTGAAAAAATTCAAAAACTAAAAGAAGATGCGGGTATTACCCCTGAAGCTGCGGGAACAGATACGCGCATTGCAGTTGCAGAGGAGCAAGTTGGGACCGCTAGACAGGCTGTTAGTGAGCTTGAGTCAGCGGTTAGGAGTCAAGACACTGCTTTATCTGAAGCCACTACCGCTGCAGAAATGCTTAGAGGAGGGCTTCGCACTCCCAGAATAGACAAGGAGGGTATGAAGTCTGGACCTACAATTACAGTGCGGTCGAACGCTGTAATCAGATCATACCTTGAACAAGGCAAGCCTGAAAAGGCTTTGTTTGAATTAGCTTTAGATGTCAGAAATGCAAAAGACTCTTACTTTAATAGGGAGTTTGCTAATCTGTACAAGGGAGTAGAGGTTGATATTGATGATAGTGGATTTATAGGAAATATTTTTGCTAAGTGGACAGAGATATCCTATGGCGAAGATTTATCAACAACTATGCGAAAACTTGCAGGACAAGAATCTATACCCTCTGACCTTAGACCTGTGGTTGGTGCCATAGAGACAGCCTCTGGACGAAAGCTAGATGAATACTTTGAAAGTCTTGGAGAGGATGGTCCTATCGCAAGGGCAGAGATTATTGAACAGTATAGAAATCAATTTGGAGAGGATGCCCCCATATATAATTGGTTGATGTTAAATACACTGAAAGAGGCAGGAGAGATAAAAGAAGGACTAAAGTGGAACTTAAATGATCTTGATCTTCTAAGGAGAAGTTTAAATAACAGAGCATCTAATCTTGAGGGTGTTCGCCAACAAGAACTGTTAAACCTGTCAGAGAACATAAATGAAACCATCACCAGCGAGTTAAGGAGAGCGGGAGGAGAGGCCGCAGTTCGAGAACGAGAAGTGTTACGCACCAGATACAGAGACGAAGTTCGTGGCGGTATGTATGAAAGTGCAATCGGAAAGCTGGTGCATGAGGCCCGTAGTCGTGCCGGGGGTATGCTAGATGAAGGCAAGCTAATTAAAGAGTTTGATCTTAATACAACTCTGTATGGCGATGAAATTCAATTCGCTACGTTTGTTGAAAAGCTGGAAAGATTTTTTGGACAGCCGGGACAAAAGGTAGGAGGCCAAGCGCCTAAGTACACTCTTACACCAGAAACAGTTGTAGATAACATTAGAGTAGGTGAAAACCTAAAGGCTATACTCACAGCAATGAATCATTCAGCCATGCTGCAAAGTACAGCTCTAAAGAACACTAATCTTAAATTAAACACGGTTAACGGCTACACAGACATGGCTGACACTCGCCAGAATTTGTTTAAAAATATAACGCCGTTAAACACAGAAGCTGTGAATAGATTAACTCTTCTTGATGGCAGAGCCAGCGAACTTGGCGGCATGTTTGAAGACATAGGTTCACAAGAGTTTTCTATGGCTCTACAAAGACTGATTGAAAGTTCCAGCGCGGTGCAAACAAAGTTTGATGGAGTACGCAGAGAAATTAACAATCTAGCATCTAGCACAAGAAACGTACAGAAAGGCATAGAAGAATTAGCCGTAGACGCCATGCGAGTATCCGCAACATCTGTGTTTATGGGTAAGGGTATTACAAACATAGATGATTTTGTTAAGAATTTTGGTCAGGACGACTCTATCGTTACCACTCTTCCAGAGTTTTTTGAAAACTTAGCTACGGCTCTTAAAACTCAAGATAAGTATAAAGGGATTAAGGACGCAGAGTTAGTTGATCAATTGAAAGAAGCTTTTTATGAACAGGTCATAAAAAAAGTTAGAGATGAAACTTTCGGAATAACTGGTGATCCTGCAGAAATTGTAGCGAAAGCAAATTTTGAACCCCAAAAGTTTGTTGAGTTTGTACAACAAAATTCTAGGTTGATTGAAGCCCTTGTGCCAGACAAGAGAGTAACTGTTGTATCGCCTGAGATTGGTGGAAACTTAGGAATGTTAAAAGAAAACTTTGTAGATAGTCTATCAGACTTTGCTGAAACGCTACAGTTTCTCTCTGTGTCAGCGAGACAGCAAACTCCTGAAGGTATCATGGCTTACTCTACAAAAGCCCTTAGCCCATCAAGCTGGATTAGTCGTATTTACGCCGTGGATCGTAACGTGGTGTCCCCTCGCTACGTTATAACTGAAGCTTTGTTGGTCAGACTTAGAATGGTGCAAGGGAATGACCTACGGGCGCTGCTCCGCGATCCAGAGTTACTATACTATATGGATACTATTCTTCGCACGGGCAATGTGCTTCCAAAAGAAGCTAACAATAAATTTAATTTAGCACTAAGAAGAGCAATAGCTCACAACGTAAATGAAGAAAAAGACCCGCGTAAGACAGGTCTAGATACACAACAACAGTTAGAACAGTTTGAACAAAATATAATGGCACAAAGCGCAGGTATTGGTGGCGATCTTGTGCCACAAACTAGAATGCCACAATAGGAGAAAACTATGCAACTAATTATTACCATCGTCGTGCTAGCTCTTGCAGTGTTTGGAGGTTTCTCCATTCTCGCAGCTATCACGCCTAACGAAGCCGACAATAAGAAAGTGCAAGCAATACTAACCGCAATAAACACTCTAGGAATGAATGTTCTAAAGGCTAAAAATAAACTTACTAAATGATTATAAAAATACAGCCAGTGGTTTTGCGAGTGTACTACTGGATGCCAGACTACAACAACATACTGCAAGAGTTTATGTGGCAGCTAAACGATGTCGTACCTGAGTATCCAAGAGTGCATCGCTTTCTTAATCACTGGCATGAGAATATAGAGGCTGTCATTGAGACAGTCGAGGTGTCACATGGGAGAACAGAAGAAGCTAGAACCAGACAGTGAGTACAATGCTCTGGACCTAGACAATGATGGCGTAGTAAGTGACAATGAGCTAGCCGTAGTGGAGGCTCTAGAAAAAAAAGAAAAGATGGAGGCGCAGAAGAGGATGGCGTGGGTAGCTATGATATCCATGATTGTCTTCACTGCGTTAGTCTTTCTACCTATCTTTCCTGACGCAAGAATCAAAGCACTTTCCGATTTGTTCGGGCTTTTCTACATTGGACAAGCAGGTGTGGTTGGAGCGTACATGGGAATGACTGCATACATGAGTGCTAAGAAGTGACAAAAGTATATATAATATTAATAGTTGTTGGGTTACTTGGTGGTGTTGGCTATGGTGCGTATTACTATTATAAAGATACGCAGGAAAGAATACAGGTTCTCACTGCAAACAATGCCAAGCTAGAGACTGCAAAGAAGATGCAAGACAATACTATCAACACCATGATAGCTGATCGTAAGAAGTTTGAGCAGCTAAACAAAGACTTGCACAGTAAACTACAGGCGGCTAATGCTTACAGGGACACGTTGATAGGTAAGCTGCGTAAGCACAATCTATTAGTTCTTAGTCTGCAGAAGCCACAGCTTGTAGAGAAGAGAATAAACAATGGAACAAAGAAACTTTTTAAATCTTTGGAAGCTCTTTCTGGTGCTACCCCTCCTAGCGACGGGGTGCAGCAGCTTCCAAAAAGTCCTGCCCCTAGAAGTAAAGACGATTGAGGTAGAGCGTAAGATTCCTGCACAGACTAGACCAAAGAGTATTAGCCTGAACGACATATACTTCTACGTGGTTACAGACAGAAACTTTGAAGAGTTCAAGCAGAAGTTTGAGAAGGAGAACGGGGACTTAGTATTTTACGCAGTGAGTGTGCGTGACTATGAAACTCTAGCTCTCAACATGGCAGAGATAAAAAGATACATACAGCAACAACAAGAACTTATAGTCTATTACGAAAAAGCAATAGAACCAAAAGAGAAGAAAGAAACGCCTAAAGAATAAAGCTTCTTAAATCTTCGTACTGTTTATCACTATAGTCTCGTAGGTATTCTACCAGCGAGACTATTTTTTTTGTGTTTTCAAAATCTGAGTTCCAACTATCAAAAGCTTCTTCTATGTCTTTTGCAGATGGTGGACCCTCAAAGTCAATCGCTATGTTGCCATCTTGTGTCAGCAATACTGACATTTTGTACAACAGAGCGTCACGTTTAGTTGACATTATAACTCTCTAGGTCTTGTATTGGCAGGTTATAACAGTCTGCCCTAAACACAAACCCGTTACTAGGGTCGTGTTCTCCCCTCTTATGTTCTGTGGCTCTGAGGTAAAAGTCATTCTTACCTATGTGACCTAAATACCAACCCACAGACAAATCATATTTTATCCGCACAAATGCGTAAACATCACAATCTTGTCTAGTGTTAAACTTTGCCACTGAACAGGAGTAATGGGGTAGTGGGGGAGATGAAGTTCTTTTAGTCTTCACATCTACTCTTGTGCCGTCATCAAGAACAATATCGTAATCAAAGGTGTTTGATGCCTTACCACCCAGAACGCTTACGACTATCATCTCCCCAAGATATCCAGAATGAGATCCGTTCCCACGCATTATTGAGTTGTTCAACTCACCTAGCATGAAAGCTTTGTGATCCGCCTTTTGACGCATCTCCTCAGTTATCTGGATTTCTTTTATCAAAGCTATGCACCTATATCCACAACTTCACAGACTTCACCTGTACAGCTAAGTTCTTGAGAACCTGTTGTTGTGTCCTCTACCTCAATCTCTTTTAGCCCTTCCCAATCTATTGAGTCAGGCATCTTAGCTACTAAGCTTTCATAATCTTCTTTACTGCACTCTGTGTAAGGTGCCTGTTGATAGGTATGATCTGAGTGAGGTAAGAACGACACACCAGAGATGTGGTCAAAGTTTTTGTACACCCAATCACCTACCTCAAGCCACTCATCCTCTTTTACAGAGATAGTGATAGAGGGTTTATGCTCACACCAGCTTTCTGCGTATGTCTTCCACAGTTCTAAATGTTCTACCGCTGTTAAGCTATCACGGGTCAACGCACCCTTTGGTGATCTTACGGGGAATGAGAATACAGTCATGTTATCTTCATTACCAATAGCAGGTTCTGCAGGTATGCCAGACTGTATCATGAACTGTGTTAGCGGGTCCTTGTTGTCACCTCTAACTGTGCGAATGTAATACTCACTGTGACGAGGATGTATGCCAGATGCACTATCGACTAATTGTGATACTGTACCAGACGGTTTAACACAGGTGATAGCTGCAGACTGACTGATACCGAGCTTTTTGGCTATTCTCTCATTTGTTTTTATTGCAACAGTCTTGAAACCTACAAGCAGTTCTACAAGTTTATGGTTGTTTGTAGAAAGCATCTCGTTGTCAAGAATACCAGTTAGGCTAACTCCTAGCAGCCTTTCCTCCTCTGTGTTCTGTTTCCAAATTTTTCTAAGATATTTAAAATCAGTTAGACAAGATTGATAGGTGCCAAGCTGTGTAGCCCACTCAACTTTCTTAGTAAGAGAGGACACTGTATCTGATGCTCTAACAACTACCTCTGTAAGATTACAGAACTGGTAGGGACGTAGAATAATTTCAGAGCAAGGGTTAGTTCCAAACTCATGATCAGGATCACGGCGACGGAGACTAGCAACTTTGTTTTTAGCTGACTCACGATTAAATATACCTCTCTCTCCAGACTTTGACTCATACAAGGAGTACCACTCTTTCAAGAACGTGTTCATGTCAGGACGCTCTGAATATACTGCAGAGTTATTTGCCAGCCCACGGTGAGGATAATCTCTGAACCACTCGCCAGACTTAGCAACTCTCATTCTGTTTGAGTTGAGATCAGACAGAGATATTAGTGCTGACCTACGCACACCACCTACAACAATTACACTGGCTATCTTACATACAAGGTCGTGACACTCCAACGGAGATAGCTGCCTACCAGCAGCATTCTTAAACAGATTGACTGTAAATTTAAGAAGATCGTCAAGAGGCGCTGGGCCAGACGATCTACCGCCAAATGTCTTTAAACGCGCTCCAGCGGGGCGTAGACGAGACAAGTCCCATTTTGGCACCTGACCAGCGTAGAGACAGGCAATCAACTCACGGAGGCCCCTAGCCCATCCTGCCTTACTATCCTGTACAATAATAGTTGTTTCAGTCTCTTCAAAGTGTTCGTTTACTGTTGGTAGATTTGAAGCATATTGTCTTTCTGCAGAGAAACCTACACCAGTACCGCACATGAGAACATACAGTATCTCATCGAATGCACGGGGTGAGTCTACAGGAATGTATGAGCAGTTGTAGCCAGCAGTGTTATCACGTTCTAGTGCTAGTCCTGAAGTCATCAAAGCCCTCATAGATGGCATCACTTGAAGACTAAGCACAGCCTCTTCAAGCTCATCTCTATTAGGTATCTCATGACCAAACCGCTCTTGTAGCGTGTTGTCCATAAAGTCAAAATACCGCTCAACAGTCTCTGCCCAAGTCTCACGCCTACTGCCCAACCAACGTGCGTAGCGTGAAAGATGAATGAACTCTTGGTAGTCTGTTGGAAAGTAGTTATTCTTCATTTGTTTTTTGTTCCCTCATTAGCCTTTCTAGATACCACTGCGACTTCATCAGGTCTTTTAGTGGCATCCCCTTATGTTTGTATCTGCATACATACTTGAGTATGTTGCCTTTTAGATATCCGCTGAACTCTTCTTCTGTAAGAGATTCTTTGATCATATCTATAGTTTCCATACCGCCCTGCGTATAGTGCGAAGGGCTGTTAACAGCTTCTTGTAATTGTGCAAGGTACTTTTTTTCGTTTGGCATCAGTTGTCCTCGCTAAACTTTACCTTAATAACGTTGTCATACACATCTTCTACTATCAGCTTATTGCTTTCTTCTTTCTCTTTTGATTTTTCTACTATCTGTTCCAGCGTGGCTTCGTGTCCTAACTGCATTAGATAGTCATAATCTGTTTCGAGAAGACTGAGCATCCCCTGTTGAAGAATGTGCGCGGCAGACACGTCTTTCGTATCTGATGTATCATATGCACGGACGCTAACCTTGTCAAACCCTTCAGGATCAAAGACAATGTACAGTCTATTTGGAGACAAAAAGAATGTCTCTTCCTCTATTCTCTCTCGCATCTCATCATTTATGAGATCGTCTTCTGGATCAAAACTAAAACCATCATCACTCATCAAACCACTCCACGGGTAATTTTTTATGCGCCCAATCAAATCCATGACGCTCTGCCCACTCTGCGTGGGTAGTCTTTGAACCCTTGTATATCTTTTTATTAGCGTTAGCGAAGAAGAACTTCACTTCAGTGTCTGGGTTCTGTTTCTTAACAAGAAGGTGCTTTACTCTGTCCTGCTGTGTTAGTCGTCCCTTTACTTCTATGTATATGTCATTACGAGGTATGTAGAAGTCAGGTATGTATACTTTAGGTTCAGGCTGATATGATATCTTGTCAGGCTCAAACTCCCAACTAATACCCATGCGCCCTAGAGCCACGGCTACCTCTGACTCAAACTTTGATCTAAAACGCATAGTAATCAAACTTGTTTTTATTTTCAGGGTTAGTGTTCGTTATCTGTATGTAACCCTCTGCTAAGTCTTTTTGCACATACTCAGGGGACGTATCTCTTACAATAGAAAAACTTCTAGACGGAAACACTACCAATCTGCTTTGCCTTAGCATAGAACGTATGGCATCGAAACAACGAGCCATTATCATAGAGCCTGTATAGTTAAACTCTTCTGCGGTCCAGTTGCCTTCTGCAGACATATTCTTTTTGTATATGATTGGAAACTGAACATCGTCAGGTAAAGCTTTTATTCTCAGCGCCTCTGTGTGAGTGCTGTCACCTTTCTGTGTGTCAAAATATACGAAGCTAGCTTTAGGATTGTACATAGTTTCAAAGTCAGTGACGGTTTCTGTAATATATAGTGGCATCAGATTTCATCCTTTACATGCTTTGTGTACCATACTCTTGGTCGAGTATTTGCTGTAGAAGTTGTTTTCTGTTTGTATGCAGCGTTAGGCCAGCAGTGCATTTTAAAACCACAGTAAGAACAAGTTCTATCCATTAGTCTGTTACCTGTTCTTTTCAATGTGCCTGTTGCTTTGTCTTTGTAGGTCTCAGGTATATCAGCAAAAGACCGCTCAAACTTTTCTTCGCCAAGAACACTGCGTATGTTTTTATCGGCTAATTGTAGTGCTGCTGCTCTATCATCATCCTGTACCAGCGGTGTTTCACATACAGCCCACTCACCTGTGGCTTTATTGATAGCTATCCAACCACCAAATGTTGAACCAGCAGCCTCTGCGTACAGATACCCTTGAGGTACGTAGCCAAACACATCATCCTTCTTGATGTTGTTGTAACCGCGATTAGCCGCGAACTTCATAGAGAATGCACCGGGAGCGGCACTCTTTATGTCATAAATCTTATCATCTATCTTTACATCGTAGGTGCCACTTAATGTTGTGCCGCCTATCTCTAGACTTACACCTTCCTGTTCACTCTGTATGTTTACACCTGCAGCCTTCATTACTGTAACTGCTATAGCTTCTATAATGTCTCCAAATAGAAACTTCATGACCAAGGTGTAATCTACATCTTCTTCTATGTCATCTCTTGCGGATAACTTCTGCTGGCATAGGGGCTTACCCACACCAGACATACGTACCTTTGAACCACGCTTTTCACTAAACTGACGTTCTATAGCGGAGCCACACATCTCCTTAAATTCGTTGATGAGATGAGGGGGAAGACCTTCGCCTTCACCCCTCGACGCTTTTTCTAGGAAATGCTGTACTTGATGTAACAGCATTGAGGTCATTAGATGGCCTCTGCGTTTTCCAATGCTTTTGCTACATCAAGATCATCCATAGCTAGAACATTTTCTTTGCGCTCATTGTACATCTTTAGAACGCGCTCGTTTGCCCTCTCAATATCTTGTATAAAAGTATTAAGAGTTTCAACATCCTCATCAGATATCTTCACCGCTTGAGGCTTATCGAACACAGGCGTGTAATAAGTAATACCACCGTTCTTATTACGCTTAGTGGCAATGTTTACCTTTTGACCAAAGATAATCTTATTCGATGGAACCTCACGGATATAGTTAGCCACTGGCATAAATGCAGAGCCACGGGCTGACCAGATAAACGGAGTGCCAGCTAAATCAACGGTTTCACCAGCGTTGTCCGTGGCATTTTTTGCTCCAGTAATCACACCATATACAACCTGTGTGCATTTAATGCTTTTCTGTTTAGCATGTTCAAGAGAGTTAGGTGCAAGGTTCTCTACTTCTTGCTTACTTAACTTACCACACTTCATACCACCGCTTGTGTCTGGGAAGTCATCACTCAAAGACGGTGCAAGAACGGTTCTTATACTATCTTCTGGTGAGCTTTGATTCCACAGATCATAGGAGTAGTAACGAACAAACATTCGCACGGTAATCTCTTTTGCATATACAGTGCTGTTGTCTAGACGAATACGAAAGCTGCCTTTTGGTAGCGGCTCACCATCATCATTGTCTGCTTGTTGTTCGATAGCTAAACGCGGTAACCCTTGTGTGGTGGTAGCGCGTGTTTCTGTCTGACCGACCATAGCTGCAAGTTTAGCCATGTTCTCTTCGTTCAGATCTTCCATAGTAATTATATCGCTCATATTTCTAGCTCCTCTAGATTAAGCCAATCTTTGCCTATCTTTAGTTCTATCTCTATAGGCATATCAAAGTCAATACCAAATTCTCTACTACATTCTTCAGGTATACACAACATACTCCTTTTCAATAAATTAATCATCCAATCCTTCTCATCTGGATGAACATCCATAATGATTGAGTCATGAACAGTGTTGATGATTTTGCTTTTTGGCACTGGTTTCTGCATAGCCTTCAGAGACTTGTGAAGCCTTATGAGAGCTAATGGTAGTAGGTCTGCCGTGGCAAACCCCTGCACTGGGTAATTTTTTATTGATGTTGCACCCACAGTTGTACCATATCTAGTGTACTTTGCATAGGGAAAAGCGTATTCCCTACCAGATGGTAAGGCTATTTGTTTTGTAGTTACCGCCTCTTCCTGTAGTTTATCGTGCCACTCAGTTACGCCTTGGTATTTGTTACGGAAGGCAGAGTAGTATGCCATCTCCCGATTAGTCCCAAGCACACCACCGTATAGCGGCTTGAATGTATGAGCTTTAGCATCTTGACGACTAACGCCCATGATCTCGGCAGTGTAGGAGTGAACGTCGAAACCACTCTTTACCTCTTCATATATTACAGGGTCTTTTGATAGGTAACCTGCTACACGGAACTCTAGTTGCGAGTAATCACCCTCTAGTATAAAGCCACCATCATATCTTGACACGATAGCTTCTCTCGCAGGGAAAGTTGCGCCTCTAGGCATATTCTGAAAATTTGGTCTGCTAGAGGATAACCTACCAGTTGCGGTGACACATTGATTAAAGTTAGGATGTATAAAGCCTCTATCATCTTGATATTTCTCCAAGCTATCTACGAAAGTGTTTAAGTAAGTTCTAATCATTGAGTAACGTGTATATTTATCTACAAACTCTCTTGCTTTACCCTCCAGTTCCAATCGTATCTCTGACAAAGTTTCTTTATCTGTTCTAAAACCTGCAGCCGCAGTGTCTTGAGGTCCGCGAGGTATTACCCGTAATCCTGCTGGCTCTCTTAACTGCACATATACAACTCCTGTGCCGCCACAAGTTTTACACTTCACATAGTTTTTACTTAGTTCGCCAGACTTTAATATGTTTCTCTTGCGCCCTGTGCCGCCGCAGTCTTCACACCTTTGTCCTCTAGTTTTGCGAAACACAGGAGCTAATTGTTTTACTGTCTCCTTAAACATTGTAGGAGACATCTTTGTCTTACGCTTTTGTTTTTTAGTGTGGCCGCGTTGCTCAGTTCCTATGTTGAACGCTTCTTTCCACGCAGTTTTATCCACCACTTCTCTAGAGTATAGTAGTTTGCTACGATCATCAGGACTATCGAGGTTGATTGGAGTGTCGCCCATAGCAATCTCAGCGATATCCATAAGGTCACTGTACAACTGATCATACTCTGTTTGATAGTCTTCTTTAATTTTTGCCAGCTTTTCATTTGATATTTTTATCCCCGCTCTTTCTATGTCTATCAGAGCGTCCAGCATATCCATGCTCAGTTTTACTACTTGTTTCAAACAAGACTCTCCTTATTAGGCCAAGACATTTTTAATTCTTTTAGCTGTTGTTGTGCTAGCTCTGATGTGGTATTTACATCAGCCATGCAATATTCTCTTACAATATCCGATGGCATATCCTCATAAGATACTTTATCCTTAATGTATTTATCTGTAAGGTCTACACGTTTTTCCGATAAACCTCTGCGTCTAGCGCACTCTGCAAGACTGATAGATGTTTTAACACCTCTACTAAGTAGATACTCTGCTACCATAGTGTCCCACAAAAACATATCGTATTTAAAACCACACTCTCTCAACCACTGCAAATCAAACTTTAGATTATGACCAACTAAACATGTTGTTTCATCTAATTTACGTTGTAACTTATCTTTAGCATGTGGTGTGGGTTCACATTGGTTGTGGAAGAAGAACAGTTGATTTGTTTCAACAACAGACAAGTCCTCAAAAAAACTCCTGTAACCTACAAACACAATCTGTTGACCATCATAAGGTGAGGAGCTTGATGTTTCAAAGTCCATAGTGGTCTCTATGTCAAGCACAGTGATCATGAGAAGATATCTCTATCACCGTCTCGCCGTAAAACCAACGACCCGTGCCAACCGTTAATCTTGTTCTTTGAAAACTTAATTGTTCTAAACTCTTCATGTTCTGCTACACCAATACCCACAATGATGTCAGCTTCTCCAGCTTTACCTGTTTTGCTGCCATCGAGCATAGAGTAATCTATACTTTCTCTTCCGTGTGCATCGTATGACGCTTGTGATACAGCCCATACCGCCACGTTATGTCGTTTGGCTAGCTCTCTAGACCTACAGTACAACTCCTTTAGTCGCTCATCACCGCGTGAGAACTCACCATCTATTCTTATCTTGTCGAGTTGATCAATAAAAATAACGTCCACCTCATTGCGAGAACAATAATCTTCTATCTCTTGTATTGATGTACCAACACAATCCATGAAAGATATGTAAGGCAGTATGTTGTCTTGATAATCCTGTATGAAACCATCTTTGTCCTGTAGCACTTCTAATCTAGAGCGTTCTGTAATAGATTTAGCCACTCTCATTCTTGTTTTCTTTACAGGCTCTTCATTGCCCCAGTATGCTACATTAAACTTGTTCCGCACATACCAGCCGGACAACCAAGCCGAGAAACTTGTCTTGCCAATCTCTGGACGTGCAAATATTACACCAAGATTTTGTCGATCAATACCCGGTACATAGTCACGTATCTGTGTTGGAAAGATAAACTCAGGATCTCTTTCAAACTCCTCAAGACTATCTGCTATACTATCCTCAAGCACAGTATATGTCTTTGATCCCTTTACCTCATTGTTCTTTAGTTCTTCTACACTAGTTAGTAGAGAATAAGTATCGCTAGACTTACCAAGAAAAATATCAAGTGCTTCTTCTCCTATCTCTTTTGCTTTGGCTCGTTTCCAAAAACTATGCAGAACATTTCCTGCTAGCTCCGGGTTTACCACCACACCCTTCAACTCTTCTATTTGTTGTACAGCCCTTTGCTTTGTAGCTTCAGGCATAGCAGGGTATCTCTCATCATGGGCTAATGCTAAGTCAGTTAATGATAAGTCTCCTTCATATGTTTTATGTAGATGGCTAATTGTTTCTACTATTGTAGCCACCTCCTTTGAGAAATACTCCTTCTTGATTAAACCAGATACACGATTGAAGTTGTCCTTCTGTAGACATGCTACAAGCACAGCCTTATCAATCATACCTTTAATGCCTCCTTTGCTTGATCCTCTGTCAGTCTTTTCAAATCTCTTTCCAATACAGAGACACTTACAATGTCCCCATACGCAGCGTTTAATCTCATAGCTATGTCCACAGATTTATCTGATGCGTCCTTATCTAATGCTACAGTAATCTTATCAAAACCCTTTAAACATGGAATCATGTCCTCTTGTAAGAAAGTTCCAAGTAGCGCCACACCAGTTGCAAAATTAGACACAGCAGTAGCAGAAGCACAGTCCTCTACAATAACTGCATGTCTATGTTTGCCACAAACATAAGGTAGCTTACTACCACCGTATCTGTACCACTTTGGTCCTTTATGCGACTCACCGCCAATGTATCTACCAGCAGCATCCACAATCTTCATTCTATCTTTTACAACAAATACAGCTCTATCTCGTTTGTAGTCATAACGTATGTCAGCTAGTCCTTTTGATAACGCAATCGTACAATTGTTATCTCTAATATAATTATAAAAGTGTACAGGAAAACTGTGCTTACGCCAGTTCTGTTTCTCTAACTCCAAACCTACACTATTGTTTTTATTTAAGAAATCATTTGTTGCAGTGAATGATGTTTCACCTAGTCCCTCTTTCATTACACCAGCTACAGAACAGCTAGCATGGAAGCAATAATACTTTATACAATCAGAGAATTGTGTTATAGATAATGTATTATTACCACCACATACAGGACAATCTAATCTCTTAGAAGTACCTAAAGGTATATCTAGATTATAAATATAATCTTTAATTATATTAGTCATTAATATAATATCCTCAATATCGGGACACGGCAAAAAACCTCCTAGCACGGATTGACTTCTTTGTCAAATGAATTATGACTTGACTATTGGAGTAGCATGGTGTAAGGTGCAATCTCCATTCACAGCAGAGGTCAGCCATGATCACTCTATACGGAAGCAGGTCAGAGAATCCAGACATGATGCGCCGGATAATCGAGGCCACAGTGCAGGATAAATTCTTTACAATCGAGTTTGTCAAAGCGGATGGTAGTCTCCGCAAAATTAATGGCCGTCTAGGTGTTGAGAGGCACAAGAAAGGCGGCAGAGACTGTAACACCAACAAACAAATGATGACTGTGTATGACAACTATGCCAAGGGGTACAGGAATGTCAATCTGTCAACAGTCAGTTCACTTACAGTAGACGGTATAAGACATGAATTTAACTAAATGTGATTTGTGTGATAGTACAGCAGTTGTAGTAAGATATAATAAAAGACTTTGTGCGCGTTGTTGGTTCGATAAGGAGTTAGGCGTAGGTGGGTATGAAAAGACATTCAGAGGATTTTATAGAGAAGATATTTCAACTAAGCAGAGAGCGTGGTTTGTCAGCCCGTCAGATAGCAGAGGTAATGTCCCCTGAGTACAGGGACTACAACGGAGTAGATATGACAAGAAACTCTGTGATAAGTATATTAAATAGATACAG